CCTGGCTCTCATTAATAGTGAATTCTTTGTACCCAACGGGAAAGACTGGACCCCAATGAAGGTTCCGAATCTCGGCCTCATGGGCTATCAGTATGAAATGATAGACCGTGATACCGGGGTTCAGATTCTTCCTTGGGACCAGTATGGCGCCATTTGGACTGCCTTCGAGAAGACATTGGATCCGGGAATGTGGAAGCCGGGTTTCTCTCTGTTCAAACGTCGGTACCCTGTTCTTGAAAAGTTCAGGGGCCCGGTGTTCGGACCGAGGGAGTTGGGCTGTCTAGGGGGTAAGGTTCCAGAAGATTTTGAGTATTCGCGTACCGAAAGAATGTGGATGAGCGCGCATCAACAGGGTCTCTTCAATTTCCGTGATGGAGTCATGACTGATTACTCTCGTATTCAGACAGTCTTTCAACAGAAGCTGAAGGGGTGGAGTCAAGGTGTCCTGGGAGACCTCCAATACGGAGTTCCTCCCAGTAGCCAAACACTTCCTCCGATTGATGTGTTCCCAGATCCATTCTCTAGGTGTGGTGGTCACGGTAACAGGATCATGGTCTGTCGACGATGGTTGGTTAAACCAACTTCATTGAAGAAGATCAGGATCTTCGGGGAAAGGAGGTGGCGTCGCTTCCTCAAGGAGACTGGTTTTAACCAGGTCCTTGGGGGAGAGGCACTATCTTCTGTCCTCGGAAACTGCTACAGTAGCCAACGGCGATTCTGGTATAGAGAGGGTCTATATCGGGAGTTAGGGGACATGGTGGGCATTGAGGATATCCATTTGCTATTCCGGGAGTCTTAGCCAGTACGGTGAGATCAGAGGCCTGAGAGGCTCCTACCCAACGCAAAGGTCCAGCTTCGGCTGAACGAATTAAAACAAATGGATCCTAGGACAAGTAAGGTGGTGAAGAAATCAAAGAGGACGCGATCTACCAAGTCGAAGTCACTATCATCGACTCTGACAACTGCTCCTGCCGCGATGAGCGTCAGGTCCACATATCAGGGTCCAAAGATACAACCTACAACCCGAGGCGCGATTGTTGAGAATTGTGAGAGTATTCTCACTCTTACCAGCAATCTCGTCCCTGATACAGAGCAGGTTGGAGCGGTCGAGCTTAGTGCCCGATCTTCCAATTTGCCCTGGCTCAACCAGATGGGAGCACTCTACAGTAAGTACCGTGTACTGTCAATGGCAGTCACGTACGAGCCGTATTGCGCTACCACCGTGGGGGGTCAGATGGTTATGGCTTTGGTATACGATGAGAATGATAGCGATGTGGGAAATCTGTCGGCAAACAGGATATTACAAGTTGGCGGCAACACTAGGAACTCGGTCTGGGCTCCTAGCTCGCCGGCGCGGTACGATGCATCAAAGGCGGCTTATCCGTGGTTGTATAGCAAGGCTAATCCTTCTAGCAATACCACAGCTAATCTGTCTGTTGCGGCATGGTTGGTGTACTCCATCTTCTCTTCTTCGACCCTTACGGGTTTGGGCAGAGTTATGGCACACTACAAGGTGGAACTTGTGGATCCTGTCAGCCCTCAGCTGAATCAATGATTTTACCTATAAAATATAGACAAACGGGTCTACCCATGGTTCCCAGACCTTATCGGTTTAGTCACTGCGATTTGACGAGGTTCGCCCTCCCGCAGGTTTAACTATTCCGATCAGCAGATCTGATCGTGGGGTTTTAGAAGAGATTCTACCGGGAGCCCTCCTCCCCTTATGGGGGATGGGAGAGTGAGACTGAATATCCCTATGTTCATTCGGTAATGTACCAACCCTTCCGGTATTGACCACTGTTTGATGGTGGAATGCTTGTCCGGTTGAATACATACGGATGCGCTCTACGGAGTGTTAAGTGGGGGATTTGAGGAATCGTAGACCCATCTCCTGTGAGGTGGGG